CGCTTTTGTTCTTTTATTTTTAGACCAATGAAACAGATTTTAGCTGCCGCTTTTGTTGCGTTTTCTTCCTCAATGGCAGTTATTGTTGGGGGAACGTTCTTTCTTTTTGTGTTTGCGTCGTTGATTTCGCAAGATCAGCGAGTTTACAACTCTTGTTTACTTAAGCACAAATCGGCGGATTATTGCCGATTGATTGTGAGTGGTAGATAATTTTCACAAGCAGCTTTTATTGTTTTACTATTTCGCTTTTGAATCATGAATGTTTTTGTTTTGCCTACAGGGCGTGAGATTGAGAAAGACGCAAAATATTGCGTTGCAACTAAAACTCGTGGACGCTGGCATCACAAGTTTTTTAAGTCACGCAAGGGCGCAGATAACGAGTTTGATTCAACTCGTGCATATCTCAGAAACCCTGACATGATTGCATGTTATGGGCTTGAAGATGTCAAGTTGATTAAGCCCGTAGTTTGATTTTATTCCATCGCTTTTTTGTTATGCCTTATTTTGTTAATCGTCGCTCAGGAAGATACGACGACACTTTCTATGAATTTAACAACAAGCAAGAAGCTTTAGACATGGCTTCAAGGCTTCAGCCATCTGAGCATGGGCGAGCGTTTTACTACGTTAGCTCTACATGCAAAGACAACTGGCTTGAGTAGTTTTAATTACAACAAACATTGAAATGGACTACGAACAAATTGCACAAGAGGATGCACTTTTCCCTTGGCTTGCCTCAGATTGCATGGGCGATCAATGCGAGGAAGCGACTGGTGATTTCTTTGATGATCTCAATGAGTTTGAAGATTGCGAAGATTTTGAATAAATAGTTATTTATCAACAATCACATCACATCAGACCAATGAACTCTTCTGAACTTGCAAAAAAACTTACAGAGATCGACATCAAAAGTCTTTGCGAGACTGGGCAGGTTTTTCTTGAAGGACAATCAGCTTATTATGTAACCTTCAAGCTTGTACCTGATGAGTGTACGCAAATTTCAGATTTCGATAGTTATGGACAGGTAGCATGGGCGAGATCAAACAGTCATCGCCCCGAAGGTTTTGATGGGGCAGCGCAAATTCTTTTAAGAGGGCGACATGAAAATCTTTGGTGGCAGCCCTATAAAGATGAAGATGGGAAGATTTACAATTCTCAGCAGGATTTCTTTTTGGTACGCAATCTGGCTGAGTTTGGATTTTATCAGATTGAGTTGAAGTTGTATGGGCCGTTGACTTCGATTATTGGGACGACGGTTGGAGTGATTGCACAAACCACTCTTTGCGGTATAGATACTTATGAGACCGAGGTGGCATCGGAGTATATTCGTGATATGATTAACGACTGGACTTCGCAGCTTGAAAATGCTTGACAAACAATCGAAGCAATTGTTTTGGGTAATGGGTGCAATCGAAAGATTGCAAGGGCTTGGATTTATTCTTGGTAGCCCTAGGCATGTAATTGTTGACAAGATAGATGAGTGGAATCAGATTGATTCCGAGCGTCATGAACTTATGGATGACGAGTCACTAGAAAGTGCTACGGCTTATATTTGTGAAACCAACGGGGCAAAAGACGAAGACGCCGCAGTTATTACGGAGGCTGTTTTCAGCTTTAGAGATCGCAGGGAAGACATGGTTAAGTTCGCTATGAAGAACAATTTAGTGAAAAATTAGTTGTAGATAACTTCGATTAAGCGGACAAGTTTCCGTGAATGGTAATTGGAAAAAAGGTTTTACATCTTCTGTTATGTTTGAAGTTGAAGATAAGCTGTACGAGGTTGCAGTAATTCATGTTTGCGATAATTGAGTTACATATTCCGCCCCCTTACTCAAATCCTCACATGCCAAAGTATCACATTTGTTTAATGCAAGAAGGTGAAATGCAAAGCCTTGCTGAGTTTGATAGTTACTCAGAGGCTGAAGATAAATATGATGAGTTTTGCGACAAGTACCCAAACGGTTGGGTCGAAGTTGTATCCGATGCAGATTTTCAAATGAGCAAGTAGTTTTTAATTTCAATTAAATATGTGTGTTAACGGTGATATGCCTAAGCATGTCACCGTTTTTCTTTGTCTTTTGCCCAATCAATTAACTTACTCACTCTCGCCCTTACATTCTCAGAGCCGCTGCTGAGAGCCTCTAGAAGGCGGTTGCGGTTGTAGATGCCCCTAGGAGACGCTGGAGGTTGCAGAGGCCTGTAGACGAGGCAGTAGCGAGGCACTGAGGAGCTTTGAGATCGAGAGATCGTGAGTTAGTGTTCTGTTCAAGCACAGATGCGATTGATGCGCAGACAGAACACGAATGAAGTGATGACAGTTGCAGAAGTGCATAGAAGACTTCGTGCGATTAAACGTATGTTAGGGAATAGAAATCAAGTATTGTATTATCAAGCATTGAATTTAGATTGCTTGCAAATTGATCTTACGGATGTAGAGAGTTTTTATACCTGCCCCATACACTTCGACAAGGCACAGTTCTTGAGATACATAGGCGAGAACAAGAATTTATTTAATAGAGATAATTTTATATCAGGGGAAGTTTTAGATTATGTCTCCAATAGAAAGAAAACTATATGCAGGAGTTTCTCTGTAACGGCAATGTTGTTTACGAAGTATAGAGACTTTACAGATGTGAAGAAGCATGTTATTGTTTGCCTGGGCAGCATATATCACGCCCCCCGACTCTTTTATAAAGATATTGCAAGTGGGCGGATTGTGTATGAGAAATGTAGTGAATACACAGACCTGCGTTAGTAGTTTTATGATTAGACTTAATCTGTATCAAAAGCCCCCTTAACCTGCTTTTAGTTGCAAGCTAATTTAACTTGCATTTACCCGCCCCTTGCAGCTTCTTTTTGCTTTCTAATTAATTTATTTACTTTTTTGTTTAATTCTTTATTAATTTATTTATTGCTATGACTAACAACTTTGAAATTCAAGACGATAGCTTTAATATTGAGGATGAAATTAATGAAGAATATGACAATGCAGAAAATATTAGCTCTCTCGCGTCAGCTACAAATAGTAAACAGTTAAATAATTCTACCTCTGTAATAGATGATACAGAAAATCAAACGTGGCAACGAAATGCGAAAGTAGCTATTAATGAAACTGAGAAAGAGTATTTTATTTTTAAGTTCTGGCTGGATAGTGGGAGGGGTAGATCAAAGCAATACACAGCTAAAGTATATAATTTAACAGAAGCCACTATCTATAAGATAGCAAATAAGAATAACTGGGAATTAAGAGCTGCAGATTACGATCGCTATCAATTACAGCAAATGACAGCTGCAGAGAATAGTCGTCGCGCACAGTTACATAAACAGAAGCTAGAAGAATATCGTATGCAACAGGAATTTATAGGGCGCAGTTTATCAGCAGATGCAGCCAAACTTGCTGCATTAGTAGGGAACACACTGGATAAGTTTATGAGTAGCGACAGGGAGATAGATATACGTGATTTACCTGCTGTACTTAATGCTGCGAATAAAGCTGCTGAAGTCGGAAGAAATCTACAGTCATCCTCACTCGGGGTTGATCAGTTACTTACTGCGTTAGAAGAATATGACGAGTGAGTCTGATGTAGATTCTTCAATATTCGATCAATCAACTTTTATTAAATAGTTATTTTGTCGCACTTGCTGATTGATCTCATTGCGAAATAGATACAGTTGCAGATACAGATAAATCACAAGCAGCGTTTTTTAATTACGGGCGGACATCGTAGACAGAGTGCCTGGGTCGTGGTCACAGATGCAGTTTTGAGGGGGCCTCCAAGAGATTGGTTTGGGGGCTTCTTTGCCTCGCTTTTAGGTCTGTTATCAAGATTAAAGACTGTTTTGAAATTTTGACCCCCCTCTGGTCTCGCTTTGCTTGACTGGAGATTTCACTTTTGGTAAAATCTTGTGGTCAAGATCCATTGCTATGACTGAGTTCTCAGGAAGCGGTTTTGTTGAGAATGGCTTTGAGCAGGAAGATCCTGCAGATTCAGATGCCACTTATGGCTTCGTGATGTTATATACACAAAACTTGTTTCAATACTTAGATTTGCTCAAAACAAAAGAATTGCGCCCTAGAGATTTTTCTGTATTGTTCGCCTTGATGACTTTTGTAAATACAAAGACCGGGCGTTGTCATGCAACGCTTAAGCATATTGCAAGTGTTATTGAATGCAATTCAACGTCTGTGTATTCATCAGTTGCAAGACTTAGAAAGCATTTAATGCTTGCGACTTATGTCAGTCAAAAGACCGGGGAGAAAAGTTATTTAATTAATCCATTCATACTTGCCATTGGGGGCAAATCTAGAAGGATCGCTGCTCATGCAATGTTTCGTAGACTGATCGAGTCTTGAGATCAGAGGAGGAATATTTGCAAAACTTAGAGACTGAGGCTTACTGCAATTTTATATTGCGTGACCCGTCGCATAAGTTTAAGCCATTCACTGAGTTACGCAAAAGGCCCTATGTGCATACAGAAAGAAGTATAGAGAAGGAACTGAAAGAGCGAGATTCAGCATTCATCAATGATAGATATAAAAGAATACATATAGATGATTATGAGTTTGATCCATTCACATTCATAACAGATAGAAAGATTCCTAAAGGGCAGATATTGCAAGCAATTAGAGATTCATCTAAAGACAGATAATTCATTCACTCGCACTTGCATTCATTCATACAGTTACATTCATTCATAGATAGACATTCATTCATTTACATATTCATATTCACTTATAGTTGCATTCATTTATATATTTGCATTCACTTATAGATAGCCATTCACTTACATATTCATATTCAGTTACAGATTAGCATTCACTTATAGTTGCATATTCATATTAATGTCACAGTCATAAATATAGATATTCATAGTTATGGATATAGTTACAGATAGCGATTGCTAAGTTACAGATAGTGATTGCTAAATGATAGATATACATAACGATTGCTATATATAGATATAGATAGTGATTGCTATATATACATATAGATAACGATTGCTAGATAATAGATATAGATAACGATTGCTAGATATAGATATAGATAGCGATTCCTAGATGATAGATAGCGATTCCTAGATGATAGATAGCGATTCCTAGATGATAGATATAGATAGCGATTGCTGATAATTAGTTACAGATAGCAATTGCTAGTTAATAGCTATAGATAGTAATTACTGGTTGATAGTTACAGATAGCGATTGTTAAGTTGCACATAGCATTTTCCAGGTAATAGTTACACATAGCGATTGCTGATAATTAGTTACAGATAACGATTAGCTAAATATACCTATAGTTACAGATATATATTGCAAGTAATTGTTATCACAAGCCGCGTCAACAGTTACAGTTACAGTTACAGTTACAGTTACAGTTACAGATAAAGCAAGGCGCAGTTACAGATAGAGAGAGTCGATCCGAGCCTAAGGGCGGATTGTTTCGATTCCGTTACATTGGCACCGATCCGCACCAATGGTCCTCAGATGCTGTATATTGGTTGCAACGGCGAGGGAGCCGCCTCTCTGGCGCCCCTCCCGCAACTTGAAAACTAAAGAACCACTGCCGACATGCTCCCCAAGGGGAGCCTATGGGCACGCATTCGCGAGAGGCGGGGGATCGACTCCCCCGTGCCCTATTGCCCGCCACAGAGGCGGGCTCACCAGATCACACCATGGCTACCGATAAAACCAGCACCAATGCCAACGCTGCCCCTACGGGCGATGGCGACATCATGGCCGAACTGATGGCCGCATTTGCTCAAGCGGCTGCGCAGCGCACTCCCAACCGATCCAGCACCCCAGCAGCAGACGTTGACCCTTGGGCCGGCGTCACCATCACACCGGAGCAGGAGCGTGCACTCGTGAAGCTCGGCTGGTTCCCCCAGGGTTGGATTGTCCGGGAGAAAGCATCCCGCACCAATCTCCCAGCCCACCTAGCCAAAGCCGGTCCGCAGTGCCCCGATCCCAAGAAGGTTGCCAACGGCGAAGCCGACCCTATCGGCCTCGCCAACTGGACTGCACTAGGGATGATTTGCGCTCGACTCGCTGTCTATGGGCAGATCCATGTAGGCCACTGCGCGCAGCTAATTACAGCAGCAGGAGCACAAGGCGACTGGGCTAGCACTCCTGGCAAACTTGCAACCAAGCTCGGCAGCGTGCTACGCGTCAAAGTCGAGAGAACCGACAGCGGTTTCTACAAAGCCGCTCCGAACGGGAAACAAGCTATGCACGATGTCTTAGCGCAAATGGCAGACCGCATCCTTAAGCCCGCCAAGACCGCAACCAAGGCCTGAACCTCAACCATCCGGGCCCCACTATCGGGGCCCGTTACTCATCAACCCCCATAGATCAATGCAAGTAGCCACCAAGGCCACGGCCAGACCCAATCAATCCAACCGCACCAACTGGCGAGCGTTGGAGATTCTACTAACAGATACTGGGAGAATCCTCACACGATCCGTTGCAGGATGCGAGAGTCTGGAGACTGTCAGACTTAAAGCGCTGGATTCTTACTTTGCATGGCAAGATGGGAGAACGGATATCATCCAGGCTGAACTAATGGCGCATCCACTGAAGGTCGCTGTAGCTAAAAACCACCAAGCTATTAGAGAGCTTCAGCGCCAAATACTGGATAGGTAACAGTTAAGAATTAAGCCGGGGGGCAATGTATAAAGCCCCCCACTAGATGGGGGGGGCGACCCTGCCTCGCAGGCATGAGCGCGGTACCCCCCTCCCAAAATATTTTTTACCTATTCTCCACAGCAATTACACTTAAAGATTTTTACTCGCTAAAATATTTTTCACCTACCCCCAAGCTTTTACAAATAACTCTGATCGCAAAATTTTTTTGCTTGCATTTTTCTACAGCTATTATACTTATTTCTTATCAGTAACAAATATTGACTTGCAAGATTGCCCCCCGTCAGGCTAGTCTGTGCAGAGCTGCAAACGCTCAATGACTGTTGAATTGATTCACTGCACGCCTGAGGCTGAGAGGCTGATTGTCAAGATGGCGAGAGTGAGCAATCCATCAAATGAAGATAATTTTGATACCGGGGCAAGACTTTTAAAGTATTTAATTAAACATAAACACTGGAGCCCATTTGAAATGGCCTCAATGTGCGTAAAAATTGAAACAGAGCGTGATATTGCTGCTCAGATTATTCGTCATAAATCATTTTCGTATCAAGAATTTTCGACAAGATATTCTGCTACCGCCCCTGCTGAAATTCCAGTATTGCGAAAGCAGAGTGTGAAGAATCATCAGTCGAGTGACGACAGTCTTGATGATGAGACGAAAAAGCGTTTTGATTCGCAAGTAATGGTTACAATTAGAAATTGTTACTTGCTCTATCAAGAGATGTTGATTGCTGGGGTGGCTAAGGAGACGGCCAGACGTATTTTGCCTTTATGCACGCCTACGACTATTTATATGCACGGGACTTTGCGTAGTTGGGTGCATTATCTGCAATTGAGGACTGCAGAGGATACACAGCTTGAACATCGTGTTGTAGCCGAAGACTGTCTTGCGATTTTTTGTGAGCAGTTTCCTGTTATTGCTGAGGCCGCCTTTGCGGTTGATTGAAAACGTGTATAGTGCGATGCAATAGAGCGTTGACACAGTGCCAGCCAAAGCCCGAAGCATGAGGTATGCCGACAAAGCGGCGCTTCAGACGCTAGGGCTTTTTCATGACACAACATTGATCAAGAAGTTTAAGTCAAAGAATTACAGTAGTTTTGATGTAAACGAGTGCGAGAAAAGAATTATTGATGACTTGCTCCCGCATCAAAGAGATTTTGTTTGTGATTTTGATCATAGATATGTGCTTTATGTCGGGGGGCTAGGAAGTGGTAAGTCGTATGCTTCAGTCGTGAAAGCTATCTTGCTCGCTTTTCGTTCTCAGGGGGAGCAGCATATATACCTAGAGCCAACATTTCCGATGATCAAGCAGGTGGCTTTGCCTACTTGGTTCAAAGTGATGAATAAATACGATATACCACATACATTTCGTACTGCGCCTTCGCCCGAGATCATCCTGAAGCTGCCCAACGGCGACACGCAGATCCTCTTGCTGCCGCTTTTGAACTACGAGCGCCTGGTGGGCATCAACGCTGCTTCCCTGGTCATTGACGAGGCGGATACGGTCAAACAGGAGACTGCAGAGGCCGCCCTGGTCAAGCTGCAGGGGCGGGTTCGTGTGGGGAACTGCCCTCAAATTTGCTTTGCATCCACGCCTGAGGGGCGGAAATTTGTATGGAATTTCTTTGAGAAAGAAAAAAGTGACGACAAGCAGCTTTACCGTGCAGATACCAGAGAGAATCCTTTCCTGCAAGATGGATATGTCGAAGACCTGTTAGAAAAGTACCCCCCTCACTTAGTTGACGCCTATGTTAGGGGGCTTTTTACAAATCTGGAGACAGCAACTGTATTTTCAGAGTTCAATCGAGACGCAAATGCGTCAAAAGTGTTTCATGCAGAGGAGGGCGAAGTTGTCTTGGTGGGGGCGGATTTCAATATCGGGAAGTGCTCAAGCGTATATGCTGTCATGCGCAATTCTCACGCTGGGCAAACTTTGCACATTTTTGATGAAGTTATTGTGAGAGACACTTTTTCTCTCGCGGAGCACATCAAGCGCAAATTTATCAAGCACGTAAGCAGGGGGATGATTATTGTTTACCCCGACAGCTCGGGGTCACACGCAAGTACGTCTTCCACGCAAAGTGATCATGATATTTTGCGAGAAGCTGGGCTGAAAGTTGTCGCAGATCGCAGAAATCCCCCAATTGCTGAAACGGTTGCAATGGTGAACAATTATCTACACAAAAAGCAGATTCTTGTTAATGCTGCTACGTGTGGGGATACTGTTGAGATGTGCGAAAATTGGACGTACGATTCAAGTTTAAAACCGAGCAAAAATGGTACTGTTGATTATTCGCACTTTGGCGATGCTATGCGTTATTTGGTTTGGCAATCTATGCCACGCCCCGCAGCCGGATTAGGACGTGGGCAGAGGTGGCGGTAGTTTTCTTGTATTTATTTTTGGCTTATTGATTTGCCCCCTGAATTTCCTTCCTCGCACTTGCCCTTCTTTTGATTTTGCGTCGCATTGACGCTACGATGAAGCAGACATTCTAGCGCGATTGTGGTACTCACACCTGGCTCTCTGATCCCAAACGCTGATGATCAACTGGGATTGGATCCTTTTGAGCGTCGTCACCCAGAAATCGAAGCAAATATTGAAGGTGTAACCGGGGTTGCTGAATATTCGATTGAACAGGCGCAGCAACTTGCAAGATTGGCCCCGATTAGATATTGTACGCTGCCAGAATTTTATTTAACAGAGGCGACAGAAGAATATATTCCCTCTGATTACCTGGAAGAAGATGGGAGCTATCAAGTAAGGAAAACCAGGGCGCAAAGTAGCTTTGAGCCGTTTTATTGCTCGCTTCGTTCGCTTACTGTTGGTACCGCTTTAAGGAAAGGGATTGGGCTGCCTGAGGATATTGGGGCAGATTGGGGCACTTTCTTTGATGATTGCGACCTTGAGGGGCATTCGCTTGTTTCTTTCTGCAAGGAAACTTTTACTTCTGCGATTGACAACGGCGTAGCTGCGATTTGGGTTGAATACCCAAAGATTCCCGCAAATATCTCTGCTCGTGAAGAGCAATTGCTCAATCCTCGCCCTTACCTCGTGCTGATGAAGTGCGATCAGGTGCTTGAGTGTCGGCATGATATTTATACAGCAGAGATTTTGGGGCAGACCCTGTTTGGGTCTTTCCCGACATACTTGCGAATCAAGAGTGAAATTCGTCGGCAAAGTGCTTCAAATGAGTTTTTTGAAGAAGTTTTACCAGCAGTTCTTGTCTACGACATTAAACAGACCGAATTTTCGACCACTGGCGACATTGTTGAGGTGATGATAGTTGGGGAAAATACAAGAAGGCGTGTCCGGTGCCGTACTTATATCAAGCAAAATGTACCAGGTAACACTGACTTGTACGTGCTTGATAGCACAAGTTATCTTTCCGTGCCTTTTATTCCATTTGTGCCCGTATTTGGGGGTCAAAAAGAGGCATATTTCCGTGCCCGCCCCTTGCTTCTTGATATTGCACGCCTGAATCTTCATCATTGGGCCGTTTCTGCTGATCTTGCTGAATCAATTCACTTAACTGCGGCGCCTATTTTAACAATGACAGGCGTTCGTCCTGATGAAGAGGTAAAAGCGGGGTCTGGGCGTGCTCTTACGTCGCAAAGCCCTGATGCAAAATTTGCAATGCTTTCAGCTTCCATGGAGGGGGCTGGGGTAACTATTCAAAATCTGCAGCGACTTGAAAAGTCAATGGAGCGACTTGCTGCAGTTGCAATGACGACTGGTAAAACACAGGCTGAGTCTGGCTTTGCGAAGCTGCTTGATCGCTCACAAAGCGATTCGCAGCTTGCTGTTTTGGTACAGTCGCTGGAAGATGCTTTGAATAGAGCACTTTTGTACGCCGCTGCTTACAGAAATTTCTCAGAAGTGCGTGTTTCTATTAGCAAGAACTTTATTCCTGTTAAGCTTCACTCTCAGCAAGTTATGGCGTACAGCTCGCTGTTTAAAGATAACGTTATGCCACTTGAGCTATTTATGCGTATGCTTGAAGCCGGGGAATTGTTTGAAGGGATTCCAAACTTCAGTATTCGTGACACACTGCGTTCGATGGGGCTTACCGGGCAGGAAACGGCAAGGGATCTAGGGGTTTCTTCTCTCACGCCTGGGGGGCCTGGGGTTGAAGTGGATAATAATGGACCTTTGAGCGAGGGGGCTGATAGAGAGGTTGGTGAATCCGGCATTGAAGTAACTGAGGCTTGAGGTATAGTTGGGTCAAACCATTTCAGGTGTTATGACGTTTGAAACCGTCGAAGAGGCCAATGCCGCTCTAGAGGAGCTGAATGAGAAGCTCCGAAAGTTTGAAAGCGAAAATTCAAAGCTAAAGGCTACGAAGCAAGGCCTGATGGCCGATTTGAAGAAAAAGAAATCGGTTGACTCGTTCTTGAAGGTTGCCGGTATCGAGCTTGCGCCTGAAATGAGCGAAGAGGAGATCGCTGAGCGAATTGCTGGGCTCAGAGCACCAGCGCCTGCTGAAGCAGAGGCTCCAGCGCCGGTTCAGCTTCAGCAGCAAGCCTCAGAACAATCATCACAGGAGCCCGCAGTGCCCCCTCAGCCCAATCAGCAGCCGACACCGGCAGACGCCATGAGTGCAGCCCTGGAGGGCAAGCTGACCTCCCTGGAGAAGCAGAACAAGGACTTGGCTCGATTGGTGCAGCAGATCACGAAAGAGCGTGATGAGGAGCGCTCGCAGCGTCGTGCAGCACGCCTTGAGCAGAAGATCCTTGACGAGCTGGCCAGGGCTGAATGCCGTCGCCCGAGTCATCTCTTCAAGCTTGAGCGAGAGAATTTTGACTTGCTTGACGACGAAGACACCGTGATGTATCGCGTTGGGGAGGATCTTGTTCCTCTTCGTGATGCGATTTCTAAACTGAAAGATGACGAGGAGTATTCGGTTTACTTCAATGGGTCGGGGGCCACTGGATCCGGTCTTGCACCAAGTCGCTCTAGTTCTCCTGTTGCAACAAATAATCCTTTTGCAACTGGCTCTGTTAATGCAACTCAAGCGGCAATGCTTATGAGCGAAAAACCAGAGCAAGCGCGACAGTTGATTAATCAAGCTCGTGCTGCTGGAAAACTTGATCCGACAATGGCGAAGGTTTTTGCTGACTGACAATTCTTTCGTCGCACTTGCTGGCCCTCGGCTTCGGTCGGGGGCTTTATTGTGTGTGTAGCTACTTTTTGATGATGCCGCTTAAGAAGGGGAAATCGCAAAAGACGATTTCTTCAAATATTGAAAAGCTGCGCAAAGAAGGTTATCCGCAACGTCAAGCTGTTGCGATTGCGTATTCCAGTGCTGGTAAATCCAAGAAAAAGAAAAAGAGCAAGAAATGAGATCCAAAAACGTGCCACTAAACAAAGCTTTGTACGCTCGCGTTAAGGCTGAGGCTAAGCGCAAATTTAAAGTGTACCCAAGCGCTTACGCAAATGGCTGGCTCGTAAAAGAATACAAAGCTCGTGGGGGCAAGTATAAAACGGTGAAGTC